TGTAGTCGGTGCGAGCGTTGTCGTTGTTGATGTAGTCGGTGCGAGCGTTGTCGTTGTTGATGTAGTCGGTGCGAGCGTTGTCGTTGTAGCAAGAGTAAAGGGTGATATTATTGCATTGATTGATGACTCTCCTGACGAGTTATATGCACTCACTCCATAATAAAAAGAACCTGTGAGATTCTCATCAAAATCAATTGAAAAGATTTCACCCGTTGAACTTGGTTCAGAGTTATTGCTTTTTAAAACTAAATTCTGCGAACCACTTAAGTTCCATCCGTTTGAATATGAAAGAGAGAAGATTTCGACTTTATCAGACAAATTCGAATTCGTTGCTCTAAAAATATTGAAGGCAGATTCGTTGTTTGAATTGTCTTTAAACTGAATATTTAATCTCATTTCAAATCTTGTTTCTGCTTATGTCCCGAGAGTCGACTCGGAGATGTCCCATGAGTCCGCGACTCCATTGCCTGAGGTGTCCACATTATATCTTCCGTTCGAATTTATGGAAATGATGGTCACGGGAAATCCGCTCCATGTTGTGGTTTCACCAACTGCATATTTTGTAACAGGAATAGGTTCAACAATTACATAGTCTGACATTCGCCCAGTATATGCCATTTTTCTGGCTGACGGATAAACTAAAATACCATTGCTAAATACGCCGTTTATCATGTAATATTCACCAGATAAAAACTGATGCCCACCATCAATATCATAAAAATCGTTTAATGTTCTGATGATATTATAACGAACAGGATCGGTACTGATATCCACTATTCTCCACCCATCAAGCTCTTGTTTTGTTGGTTGTCCGTACGTCGGATTATTTATGCTGAAATATGGATTCGGATCGGGCGTTGTAGTTGTTGAAGTTGTCGTCGAACTTGTCGTCGAGGAAGTGGTTGTCGAACTTGTTGTCGAAGTTGTCGTTGAAGTTGTCGTTGAGGAAGTGGTTGGTTCTGGTGTTGTTGTCGAAGTTGTTGTCGAACTTGTCGTCGAGGAAGTGGTTGGTTCTGGTGTTGTTGTCGAACTTGTCGTCGAGGAAGTGGTTGGTTCTGGTGTTGTTGTCGAACTTGTTGTCGAGGAAGTGGTTGGTTCTGGTGTTGTTGTCGAACTTGTTGTCGAACTTGTCGTCGAAGTTGTAGTCGAAGAAGTGCTTGTGCTTTCCTGACAAGTTACGGGATCAATTGTTTTTGTATACGCACCACTACGGATGATTGTCTGACTTGATCCCGAAAATTCGTAGATGTAAAAAACGATTTGCTTGTAAATTTTTGTCTCGGGATCGGAGTTTTCTGCAACCTGCCAAGCCTTATGACTGACTGCGGTGATTCCTTCGTGCGTAGAGTTTGCACTAAAGAAGTGCGGACTAACTGAAGATAAAGAACCACCGACCTCAATAGATGCACCTTCAAATCCTGTTATTTCTTGATTTAAGAAACTTAGAATATTAGTTGGAGTCAATTGCTCCGTGTTTCCTGAAAAGTCAAAGCTTGGAGGGTTTGAGTCATCATCAGTAAATTTCACAAACACTTCGATTCTATGACTTAAATCGATACCGAAATTTCCACTCGATCCACTAACAGGGAAAAGGAATGGATCAGGTTCAGAAAGTTTTCTCCTTAGAGTCAAATATTGTATTTGTCCAACACCACACAAAACCGAGCTTACTCCATCATCCGCACAACTATTCTGTCCGAGCAATTCTTGTTCATCATTCCAGATTGGATTGTTCTCAAATCCGCAATCATATTTAAAATCCAACTCATAAGGAAAGTCGCTAGGGACTAAAGGTAAAGAACTCGAAGACTCTTCAAACTGAACTAAAACATCCGACGGAGCTTGAGGAATTGGCAATGCAATAGTCGGAGGAGATGTTTTAAAATTGTGATCTGATGGAAGGTCTGCTTCAAGTCCCCATTTGTGGGCAAGATATCCTTCGATTTTTTCTCGGTCAGTCGTTGAGGTTACCGCAATAATTTCTAAAATGTTCCCGTCCCATGTGTCGACTCCTGAAGACCTATCCCACTTCATTCCGATACGATCAATTTCAAAGGGGTTACTATTAGGGTTACTTCGTGTGAGTGAATTGACACCATTAACTCGCACATTTGAAATTGTTCCGTGACTAGAAAATTCTAAAATCTGTACTTTGGTTGCATCGTGGTTCGGGACATCTAAATTAGAATATTGTGCGATGCCAGTCCAATAGAAATTATGCAAAGGAAAATCTGGATTACCTCCGTAACTTAAAAATAAAATTCTTGAATCATCATTATTAGCAACAACATAACCATCACCAACCATCACGATAAAAAGACTCATGTTGCTTTCGCTAATTTCGTCAGTCAGTAGAAATCCTTCACCCGAACCATCAAATTCTATTCCATCACCGATGTTGACATCGGAAGGTTTTAAAATGTAGCTTGATTGAGTTGCGTGGTTGTTGTTTCCGCTCTTGTCACTCCAACTACTTACTTTGTCTGATGAGTTTTTAGTAATTGTCGAAGAGTCGTCTGAATCGTACCATGCAATCAGGCTTGAAAGGCTTGAGGGACTCCATGTAGTCGGTGCAAGGGTTGTGGTTGGTGCAAGGGTGGTTGTTGTCGATGTAGTCGGTGCAAGGGTTGTCGATGTCGATGTAGTAGGAGCGAGGGTTGTCGATGTTGTCGGAGCAAGAGTGGTCGATGTCGATGTGGTTGGTGCGAGGGTTGTCGATGTTGTCGGAGCAAGAGTGGTCGATGTCGATGTGGTTGGTGCGAGGGTTGTCGATGTCGATGTAGTTGGAGCAAGAGTGGTTGATGTCGATGTACTCGGTGCTTGTGTGGTCGGTGCTTGTGTGGTCGGTGCTGAAGTTGTTGTTCCGTGAGTGAATGGCACTCCTTCAGGCATATAATAAGTCACCCCATTCAAGACATGAGTATGATAAGACCCATTCCCTGCTACAATTGCACATTGTGCATTGAGATAAAGTGGATAAAATCCTGCGATTGATTGAGCAGGATGGCAAGTTGTGGTCGGTGCGGAAGTTGTTGTCAATCCAGACCCACCTTGCGGACTAGGGTGATTAATAAAATTCGTTGCCACGATGTTTCCGCTTAAACCCCCTGCAATTGAGTTGCCCACATCTCAAGCCCGTCGTCCCGAAATATAAACCTTCAGTCCAGACCCTGCGGAACTTGATCCGACCTGATCGACATCAATTTTGATTTCTGAATCGTCCGAAATTAATGGATTAAAAATAGTAGGCAAGACGCTTGCAGTTTGCGAAGTCGTTTCCCCAGAGTCGATCGATATTAAATCGGATAATATACTACTCCCGTTCGCATTTACATCAACAATAACGGAAGACCCTGAAGGTGCATTTGTCAAAGATGCTCGGACATCTTGAACCAAGAAATTAAAAGGGACTCGAAAGGTAACTTTTCCCGATCCGATCGTCACGGAATCAACCTCGTTTGTAATTGCAACAATGAAATTTTCTTTAAATATTTGCGAGCCACTCGATGCGGTGACAACTTGCCCCGTGACTTCAACAGGTGCTTGCAGAATCGTTCTTCGATTTCCAGAAAAGTCGGTTGTTTGAATTTCAAAAATGGTTGAAATACTTCCCGAACCAAGAGCAGATTTCAGATCACTTGAATCGAGAGGGATTTCAACTTGCCATCCGTTGGCGATTGAAAGTGCGGTTGATTGTTCTGCGTAAATTGTTCCTCCAATATCACCAATCTGACAAGTGACGCTTGATAAAGTCTGCGGAGGAATATAATTGCCCGATCCGTCCGTCAAATAAATGTTGAAAGTTCTTGTGTCATCCGCAATCAAGTCAGTAAATACACGATTCACGGGATTACCGAGTCCTTGAATCCTTGCAGTTGTCAAAGACGATGCGTTTAAATTGACGAAAATTTCCTCGATCATTTGAAAAGGACAAATTCGTCAACTCGGAGGTAGGGTTGTTGTTGTGGTTGATGTTGTTGGTTCGGGAGTTGGTTCTGGAGTCGTCGAGGTTGTCGGCTCACCCGTTGGTTCGCTTGATGTTGTAGAAGGTTGAATCGTTGTGCTTGTTGTTGGATCAAGGGTGGTTGATGTCGAAGTGGTCGGAGCAAGGGTGGTTGTTGTCGATGTTGTAGGAGCGAGGGTGGTTGTTGTCGATGTTGTAGGAGCGAGGGTGGTAGGGGCAAGCGTAGTTGGAGCAAGGGTTGTGGGAGCAAGGGTTGTTGTTGTGGTTGTTTGATCACAAGGATCGCACGGACTTTCTCGACCACACGGATCGACGCAACATTCTCCGTTCACGGGTTGGATTAAAAAATCCATCACCCTCTTACTATAAAATTAACGAACTCAGTTGAACCATTTGAGCAAATCGCGATCTTTCTTGTCTTTAAATTTGAGTCAACTCTTTCCGCTTCGACCAAGACTCCCTCTTCAAAAGTCAAATTCCAACCCTTTGAAATATCTCCACCATCGATCACGAAGATCGTTGTCGTTGTTCCGTCCGCGACTCCACCTTTATAAAAAATGTCAATCCCCGTGGATGTTTTCTCAATGTGATCCTTGTCACCTTTCTGGATCGTCATGTTTGCGATCGCATTAATCGAATTGATGACCTCGTTTCCTTTGCTAGTTTCGAGCAAGGTCGGGGTTGATCCCTTGATTAGTCTTTTGATCGGGTCGGGAAAACTCATCGAGCTTTGACAAGTTGATTTCTCATCTGCCAGATGTCACCCATCCAACGAGAAATCTCGGTTTGCTTTGTTTGCAAATATCCTCCCGAATTCACAAGATAAATATAATCGGGGAAAGTCGGATTTGTATCTGTCGCAATAAAATTGCAATCATTCCCAGACGCATCCTTCGGAGAAAATTGATCCGTCAAGATGATATCATTTTCGGGGTCGGTTGTGTGAATGTAAGAATAAGAGACCTTGATCACTCCATTTCTTGAAATTGTTGTCCGTCGAGTTGTTGTTGATGATGATCGATCCTTGAAGCTTGGAAAAATAAAAGTTCCCGTTTCGAATTCATCTCGATTCGAAGGGATGGTCGAAAAAGTGCGAATGAATTTCACAATCCCATTACCTTCATTGATTGGATTTGTCTCCCCGACAAGAATTGCTTTCGGGTCGTCTGGACATTTCATGCCAAGCGGACTCGGTTGAAAAAGTTCGACGCGATGTGCATATTCAATCGAATAATTAATCGCAGACAAATCCTCACGAATCGGAAAGGTCTTAATCGGAGTGACCGAAACTCGGATCGGATCGACAAAGTCGTCAGAATAAGGAGAGTCAAAAAATGGTTTCATTGATTTACAAATTTTCCAGACAAGGTTCGGTTGATTGAGTAAAGATGTCCCTCGGTTGTGGAAAGATCGAGATCGGATGGGTCTTTCCCGACAAGGTCGCCCATAAGATTTTCAATGTTCTGAAGGTGACCTTTTTGGTCGGTGTTTAAAGTGAGATCAACATCACCAAGCTTGTTGAAGAAGTCTTCAAATTTTTTCAGTTCGTCCCGTATCTCACCGATTCCCTTTTTTCGCTCTTCATTAATGATTTCCTCATGCTCTTTTTCTGCCAACATGATCGCTTCTTTTTGCTCAATTATTTGAGCCTCGAGTGACTCTTTGTTCTCAATCGCCAATCTTTCTTGTTCCGCTAAAGCTTGAGCATCAGCAAGAGCAATTTGACCTTTTTCGATTATTGCATCTCTGGCAAGTTTTTGTGCTGAGGCTTGGCTTGTAATCATTTCTCGGAAGTCTCTTAAGGTCTCGACATTCGGAGGAAGCTTTCCTTCTTCTTTTAGCTTTTTAAACTCCTTGTGCATCTCCTGATAATTAGGAGTGATCTTGCCTTTAAAGTCTTTATTGAAAAATTTCTTGAGTGGTTCAAGTGCTTCTTCTGCGACTTTCAATTCTGCTCGAAGTGCTTCAACCTCGGCAAGCTTTGCATCTTTATTTTCCTTTGCTTTATCCGCTCGATCTTTCTCGTCTTGCAAGAGTTTTTCGACCTCTGCAACTTGATCTCTTAAAATAGTCAGTTCATCACCTCGAAGCTTTACAATTTCGTCTCGCAATAGATTTCGAAGGTCTTGCCTTTTGGTTAAAATATCCTGCTCAATTCCTGCAAGAAAATCCGCTTCATCCTTCTCGAGACTTCGGGCATCTCTTGCACCTCTGATTAGTGCTTCTTTCTGTGATTCAAGAGCAAGGATTGCCTGTTGTGCAAGTTGTATATTTCCAAGCGTTGTGTTTTGTAGGACGAATTGGTCTTGTACTTTTTTGACTGCGTTCTCAATGTCTTCCTCAAGAAATCTCGCTTGGATTAAAGCTTTAATTCTTTTTGCATCTGCGTCCGCGAAAGCTTTTGCATTGGCTCGGATTTCTTCTCCTCTCTTGTTTGTTGCAATGATCAATTTCAATTCGATTTTTTCTTGATCCTGCATTCCCTGCAAAATTTGCAACTCGGCATTTTTAATATCGTTTCGAATACCAATTACTTTTTGCGATTGATCTGCGATCTGAATAGCACTTGCACCCTGATCTCGCATCTTTGTGAGAATATCAATTTCTAATTTGAGTTGATCTTCTCGATCCTTCTTCAGGTCTTTGCTTTTTTCTTGAAATCTCTTTGCCTCACCGACCATCGTCTTTAATTGCTCTACTTGATCTTGCAAAGAAAGTTTCTGAATCTTTTCAAATGGGTCAAGATTCTCGATTAATCCGAGAGATTTTTTCATCGCAAGAATTTTGTCATCAAGCGACATCATGTTTTTTGCGAGTTCTTGACTTCCTTCATTTATGCCTTGAAGGATTTTTTGATCCACGCTTTTCTTTAAATCATCAGTTGTTGTTGTGAGTGCTTTGAAAGTAAAAGCAAGTGCATCACCTAAAGCTTTTCCCGTCTCAAATCCAAGGTACAAAGCAGTAAATGGCAAAGCGAGAGATTTGACGGATTTTCCAAGTGCAGAAGAAGCAACCGCAGAAAGTTTTGACCCTGCGGTGAAAGCAGTTAATCCGACGATTACTTTTGTGATGATGGGAGCGAGTTCAATAATTCCTTTACTTATTGTCACCACTGAATCTCCAAGCTTCTTAAAAGCAGGGACGGAGTTCATTAATGCTTGAGTCAATGTCGGAAGATGTTTTTCGATGATAGGAAGAAAAGATTCGGCAAACTTCATTCCGACCTCTTTAAAAGTTGATATTATCCTAGAGAATCTTTGTGCAGTTGTGTCATTTAATCGCTGAAAAGCTTCTTCGGTTGCTCCTGCGTCCGCTTGAATTTTGTTAAGGTTTGCCGACAATTCTTTGCCAGAATTAGTGACCAACATTAATGCCCCATTTCCTGCCTCGATCCCTCGAAACATATCCATCAAGCTCATGTTGTTTGCTTCAGCATGATCCTTCATTTTTATCAACGCTTCTTGGACGCTTCCACCCTGTCGGATGAATTCTGGAAATGAGACTCCTGCAAGTTCCTTAAAATTATCACTCGCTTTCATGCCTTCCTTGGCGAGTTCTGCAAGCATAGAACGAATCGCAGTTCCTGCCTCTGCGGTTTTTCCCGATCCCATCTGCTTCGTCAAGGTTGCAAACATTGCTCCGACCTCATCAATCTGGACTCCAAGAGCGGAAGCAATAGGAGTCACCTTACCAATATTCTGACCGAGTTCGGTCATGGTTGTAACTCCATTTTTCACCACGGAAAAAAGAACATCGGAAACCTTGGTTGTGTCCTTTGCTTCCATTCCGTACCCGTTCAAAATTGTGGTCAATGCACCTACTGCATCTTCAAGGGACGAGACCCCTGCAATCGCAGTCTTTGAAGCATTCTCTAGGAATGTGACTGCATTGTCTGGGTCAACCCCTGCGGAAATTGCTTGATAAAGCCCATTGACTGCATCGGTCAAATTAATCCCCATCGTTGTCGCAAGTTTGCGAATATCATCCGTCATCTTTCCCATTGTTTCTTTTGACGCATTCGGAAGAAGGGTAAAAACCTCGTTGATCTTTTTATCAAAATCTACGAGGTCTTTGATTCCCTTAACGGCAAAAGCTGAGATCGCAACGCTTGCAATTTTCACCCCACTCTTAATCAGACTTCCAAACTTGTCAGAAAATTTCTTTGTCTTTTCTTCGACTCGTCCAAGCTTCCGATTAAAATCATCGGTATCAAGACCCATTTTTGCGAGAATGCTTGCCATCTAATTTCTTTCGTTCATCCGTTGCATGAACTCCGCTTGGAGTCGATCTGCTTCAGAATTAAATTTTACGGGATTGCCCGTGATCCTTTCCCTTATTCTTCGAAGGTAAAGAAAGAGTCGAGGGAGTGGAGTTTGAAGGATGGTTGATTCCTCCCATCCGTACTCGCTCGCGAATGTATCCACAACGCTCGAAATCCATTCCCGTGATGATGTGTTCTCCTCCTTCTTTGATGAGGCAGGAGCAAGCAAGAAAGCGTCATCGATATAATCCCGAATATCTTTTTGATAGTCCTTCCATTTGATTAATCGATTTTCTTCAATAAAGATTTTTGCCTTGATTGGATCGGTCGAGAAATCGGGAGACAAAATCCACAACGCTCGAAGAACGGGGATTGATGGGTCTGCGGAATTCCAGACCTCATCAATTGACAAAAGTGCGAAGCGTTCAAGAGTAATCGGGGCGACTTCAAAGTCCCCGATCTTTTCTTTTGTGGTTACGAAATGAGAGTGAAGATTATTCGTCTCCCTCGACTTCGCTCTTCTTATCTTTTCTTGATAAGACTTCCACAAATCGGAATCCACATCTTAAGCGAGTCCTTGTGCTGAACCCGTTGAAGAACCTTCAACCGCAACCGATCCAACATCATTCTCGGTTGAAATTGTGTGGACTCCAGATGCAACCGATTCAATCGTGACTTGATTTGCAGTTCCTCCTTCAAGACCACTAATCTTCCCTAGTTTTGTTGCAGTTCCAGAACCAAGCTTTGCTTCGGTTGTTGTGCTTGTTCCATTTAATACTGCTAGAAGTGAAATCGCAGTTCCTGCATCACCCGATCCAACGGATCGAAGAACTTCAGCATTATCCGCACTAACCGAGGCACTTAAAGAATCAACCAGAGTTATGGTCACAATATCAGAATCATAAGTGATCTTGAATTGATTTCCGTTACTATTTCCAGAAAGATCAAACACATCAACAAGCTTTGCTTTTGTTGCGCTAGTAATTGTCGGATTTAATTTGCGGTAAAAAGAAACAGAAACTTTCACATAATCACCCTGCGACTGAGCCTCGCTTGAATCGGTGATCATATATGCTCCGCTTGCTCTTGTGCCTTGAAGGACAAAAGTTTGACCAACCAGATCGGGACTTGCTCCGCTTGTTGCAAGTTGTAAAGTCGCACTTCCCTCAATTCTTCCTTTCACGATTGTTGTCGCAAGAGGTTCTCCGTTTGAATTATTTAAATCCGCACGGGTTGAGGTAAAATTGAAATTCATATTTTCGGCAACATAAGTGACTCCATTAATGGTCACGGGACTTGCCTCGATTCCGAATGCTTGGCTTCCGTCTTGTATAATCATAATTAAAAAATGGTTGAGTTTTCAAAAAGGGAAATTCCGTCAACTTGGAAAAGCGTCATCACGGATCGCAAATTTAATTTCAAAGTTCATTTCTGTCCGAATTAAATCCCCGTCAGTTTCTCGAAATGAGGATTGTTGTCGGATATATTTTAAATCATAAAAAGGAAGATTTGTTTTGTTCCAATTATCCGCACCTCTTAAAAGGGACGCTCGGACTTTTCCGACAAGGTCAAAATGCTCAATCCTTGGTTGCTCCAAAAAAGTGTCAGTGATTATATTCGTTGTGAAGATCGCTTGATGATTTGTGAACTCTGGATGATTGTTTGTCTGATCCGCTTCGATCGAATCGAAAGAGACCTCAATTCGTGGACTCGTCAAATCTTCATTCGAGCCAGAGACAAAAACATTTGTATCCGTTGCGGATTCGAGAAAGACTTTTGAAGCATCTTCAAAGTGAAGCTCGAAAGAATATAAATCAGGAAGATCAATCGCACTCATTTTCTGGCAAACTTAGAGATTACTTTTAATGAAATCACCGATCCAAAATCTTCCTCGGTTGAATTAAAAACCTTAAAAAGATTTCCTTGGTCGTCCTTTAAGATTGATCCCTTTGATGGGATTTCTGAATGATGATCTCGATTGATGATGATCTCTGTATCAACATCGTCTTCAACTCCGTGCAACTCAAGATCGATCCCATTGTCAATCGATCGGAATGCTCCGACATATTTGATCCCTTGAATTCTATTCGGGGAAACTCCTTCAATCTCAACTCCCGTTTCGGCAATTAAAAAATCAAGATCGTTTGAAAAAAAGTCTCTGGAAAGTGTTCCCATCTGCAAATGAAAAAGGAGTCAATTAAGACTCCCTCTTCATCACAACCCCACGAAGTGAATGAAAAATTATATAAGGTTCATTTCTTCGGTTCTGCTTTTGCTTCTGCTTTTGCTTGAGCTTGTCCACGCTTGCGGATCAAGCCTCCACTTGAGTCAAAAAAAACAACCTTGTCGAACTGCGGAAACTTCCCCTTCTTGAATTCTTTCTTCACATCATTGGCATTGCCAACAGAAACAGAAGTGAACTTTCCACCCTTCGAACCTACTATTGTCGCAAGCCTCATCTTAGGAACTAACAAGACGAACGATTCCTTCTCCTCGTCCAACGGCAGAACCATAAACGCATTCCAAGACTGCGGTTTGTACTCCCATTTTTGCGTCATAAAATTCACGATAACCCATCACAAGACCAGTCTTCGGATCGGAAACCTTTCGTGCAGAAATGTATTCTTGAGTATTTGATGGCTCGAGATATCTCATTGCAACTGCAAGACCGCAAGGGTGAGCAAGAAAACCTTGAAGATTTTCTGAATTTGCGGGAATGGAATTTGTTTCATAAACGGAAGGGATTCCAAAAAGACTTGGAACATTCCCACCACGAATCGCATCGGATGATCCATAATTCAAAGCGGAAGCGACTGCCGAATCCTTAAGAAGATTTGTAAAATGTCCGTTGTTTAAAACCAAAGAGCAACCTTCAATTGGAAGATTATTTCCAAGAGCAAGAGACCTCATGTCTGCAACATCATCGGCATCGAAAGCACTAGCACCAGAGATTTTTTTGTCTGAATAATTAGCATTCTTAATGTCTGAGCAAATGTCCTGAAAAACTGCCTTCGCGAGGTCTGCCCCTTTTTGATATCCAAAACGCTCAAGCTCAACCGCTGAAGATTCGGAGCGTTGCTTGTCGGATATGTGCCATGAAACAAACTTATGTTTATTTAAAGAAATTTGAGTTTGTCCATAAGTTGTGTCTTGTGAAGCGTATCCCGTTGATGCACCGAAATCGGTTGCCGAGCTTGTGTTTGCCAGATTTAAGATCGTGACCTTATTCCCTCTTTGACTCGCCTCATCATTAAAGCTTGTGGAAAAAGCATTCAAGGGAGCAAGGATGGAGGCAAACTGCTCAAGGGCAGATTGCGAGATTATGTTATTTTGTAAATTTTGATTAATTGAATTTGCCATGATCTTATCCTCTGCGGTTTTTGTTAAAAGATGTTAAAATTTCGGATTTGTGTTTTCTGAAAAGTTCAGTTGCTTCAGCACCTTCGGCATTAGCGAATTTCTCTTGAATTGAAACAGACTCAAGGTTCTCGACGACTTCTTCATCAATTGCATCAACTCCCTCGATCAAACTTGAAAGAGTCTCATTGACCTTCTCACTTTCGGAAAGTTGTCCTTGTAGTTCGCTGATCCTCTTATCTGACTCGATTAATCTTTTTTCGAGTTCTTCAATTTTAGATTCCAGAGATGGTTTTTCATCGACTTGCTCTTCGGAAACTTCGGTCGCTTCCTCAAGTTTTTCCTCGATGATTTCTTCTTCGATTTTTTGTTCGTCAGTCATATTGAAAAGTTTTGTTGAAAATAATCCGTTCTCATTGCTCGCAGGAGCGTCAACAAAGTCGGCAGATTTTATCGAAATAAATCGAACGCTCGGAAGGTCTCGGACAAGATTGACTTGATCCTCTTCGTCCAATTCATTCGCAGGAATCTCCTTTCCGCTCTTTAAAACATAAACGATCAAAGCTTCGAAAACCAATGAGATTCCAAAAGTTTCAGGCATCTCGGAAGCGATATCAAAAAGACGATTGAATCTTTTTTTCTCGTCCTCCTTAAAAGATGAAAGTGCTTTAAAAGATCGTGCTTTTAACTTGTCATCCTCGATGTAAAATTCGGAAAAGACTCCGACTTCTTTGAGAATCCGATCGGTGGACAACGCTCCTTCATGGGTGATATATGCAGGGAGAGAATCACCGATTACATCAAGAGCGGTTTCAAGACTTTGTTCATCGACATATAGATCGTGTCCTTTTGCCTCACCGACTTGAATCAATGAAAGTTCAGTCATGACCCCTTTGGACTGATCAACCTTATGACCAGACCCATCACGGAATGCGATCCGATGTCTTGAGAATCCTACCTTCTCCTTTTCTCCATTGTATCGAGCTTGGATCGAGCAGACTTGAAGTCGTTGGTTTATATCTGTGAACTCTTCTTTCATCATGTCATCGCTCATGCAACGATCGAGAAAAGATTGTTCAGTTTCTTCAGCGAGTGGGAATGGTATTGGCATAGATAGTCCTTTCTTTTTTTGTCTTTTAAATCTTTCGACGAGTTTTCTCGACCATGAGAAACCTGCGTCCCCTCCCCACAAAGCCCACGCAATGCGACCATTAGACGGAAACCCTTCTCCGCTTGGCTTGAATCCTTTCCCTTTTTTATCGACCTCATGTCGTGAAAAAAAAGAAAACATTCTTTTGATCGTGGACTTTGATAAATTTTTCCCGTTTACGATATCTCTTGCTCTTGCGATCCCGACCGAAGTTCCACCCCGACCGAATTCTTTTCTCCAAGCAAGTCCCTTCCTTGCCTCGGAGACCATCCCCGAAGTTGGTTTAAAACTATCGTCAAGACTCTGGTTGATTGTCGTCATCTCTTCCAATTAGTTCAGCAAAGTTCGCTTGTGCGGTTGTCGGGAATGGGTTGAATAATTCTTGCCAATCTTCGATCCCGTATTCTTCAGCGATCTTCTTTGCGTCCCGAATGTTTTTTGCTTTTCGTTCGAGCGAAGTTTTTGCATCCGTTCCGAAAGTCGCAGAAATATCATCGAGGGAAATTGCACCGAGTCCGAGATATGTTGCATCCGCTTTGACTTGAGCTTGGCGATTTACCCACCGAAAGGAGGGAGGTTGCCAACGGACTTGAAATGGATTCTCGGTTTCCTTGTTGTATTCGATTGACCCATCTGCGATCCAATTTGAAACCTTCCACCTCCACAACTTTGAAAGGATCGGAAATAAATCCCTTTGCTCGCTTTCGATTGTTGCTTGGTAAAGAAGGATCATTCCTTGGCTCGCAGAAAATGAAGTCTCTCCGATTGTCTGGAGAAGAAATTCCACGGGGATTCCAATTGATGATCCGATCTTGCGGAGTCGATAAAGTAAATAAGGGATTGCTTGCGTGTTTGGTCTTCCACCTTGCCCGATGACGGAGATGTCTTCCCCTGCTTCGAGATAATGGAATTGTCCTGCATTGAAAGTCTCCAGACGCTCGGACTCTTCGTCATCCCCTGCAAGTTCAAAATCCATTGCACCTTCTCTTTTCACAACCGCAGAAAGAGAAGCGGAAACCTTTGCGGAGATCATTTCAATCTCGTCATATTCGTCCAAGTCTTGAAGGTCATCTGCAATGGTTGCAAGTTCTGGAATCCCACGAATTTGAGTGGGTCGAATTTTCTTCCGATGAAAAATAAAATTTCGAGCGGAGATTCTTTTTACATCTCGAAGGAATCCATCTTCCCTTGTTCCGATGTGATATGCTTTCGGTGCATTCTGCGGACTTAATTCAACCCCATCAATAATCCTTCGACCATCTTTTCCCTCAATCTCATCCGCTTGCTTTTTGAAAAATCCATCTCCCTCATCCGTTCCGATCCGATCACCCTCAACCAATTGAACCCGACCCGACTTAGTCAAAATCAATCCACCATCTCCGAAAATCAATGGCATTGATGCAAGTGATCGTTGAAGGTCTCTCATGGTCATGGAAAAAGTAACTTCTGGATTCCGTGAATATTCTTCCCACTTCTTCTCAAGAAGTGAATCAAGTTCCTCATTGCCCGAATTGCATTGAGGGAAAATTCCTGCACCGACTACATCAGTTTCACGAAGTCGGCAAATACTTGAAACGATTGGATTATTCCTTCGGTAGTCGAGAAGAGTTCCGATCACTCTGGCTCGATCCGAGAGGTCGAGTGCTAAGTGTTCAGGTCTTGGTTGACTTTCTCTTCTTCGTGATCTTCTTCTTGAAGACTTCGAAGCATCATATCCATGCTCACGTGAAAAAAGAATCTTCCGTGCTTTGTTTAATCGACCGAAAAAGTTTTGTTTTTTCATATTGAATCGTACGCTCGAAAGGATTCAAGGGAAGGAGATTTAAAACCTTTTGCAGACTTTTCAAGAAGAGCAATCTTCCGATCATACGACTTCAATTCCTTTCGAATTTCCGATCGTCTTTCGTGGATGACTTGACGCTCTTGGACGGAATATTGATTGATCGTGACCTTCGTTAATTCCTTCAAAGCGGAGAGAAGATTGTCACGAATCTCGATGTAATCTGCAAGAGTTGTCGTCGGCATGAAAAAGCCGAGATCGTCAATTCACTTATCAAGGACTCTCAATTCTGGATATTTTTGAAGAATCTTTTTCATCGATTTAAAAACTCCCTTGTCGATGTTTTTTTCATAGAAAGCTTGTCGCCCGTAAAACGCTTTAAAGAATGCGGATCGTCCTCCTGCTCCTCCGCTCGCCAAAGTCGAATTTGCGACCCGTCCATTGTGAACCATTGTGACTCCGTAATTATTCCCTCTCGTTGATTCGTGAGTCTTGATCAATGATCTCAATTTCGTTGAAAGCTTCGAGGTCAGTTGATTGACATATGCAGGGACTCGGACTCCACCAAATTTCGATTTCTCTGCGGTAGTGTCTTTGATCTTCAGTTTTTCTGCCATGTGGATGAAGGTTGCCTTCGATTGACCGAGTTGTGAGAGAGCATATTGCTTTTGATCCTTCAACGCTTTGATCAATTTTTTATACAAAGGATTAATTCGGTTCGGATAATATCTCCACTTCCCTTGCCTTGTTTTTCTGTTGTCTTCGACCCATACTCCTTTTTTCTTTATCTTCCGCACTTGGTGAAGTTTTCCATCAATGCGAACATATTTCACAACCGCAGGAGGAGCGTTCTCACCCTCACCCTTGTAAGTATATTTCGAGACGATCTTTTTCTTATCTGCTTTCTTTGTCGTCTCCATCGTCTTGCCAAGAACTGCCCGACATTCTGCCTTGATTATGTCCGCTTGAGAAAATCCCGTGATCCGAGCCAATGCCCCGATCGCTTCATCAAACTCCCTCGATTCAATCTTGAATTGTGCTTTCATTCCGTTGCTTGATCATTGTGATCGGAATGTAAAAAGGGAGAAAAAACCCAGAGATAATCCCTGCAAAGATTCCGAATAAAATCGAAAAAAGAGAATAAACCAAGAAATGGAAAAGCTTCTTGAGCTTACCAAAGGGACTCTCCTTTTTTCTGAACGGGTCGTTTTGTTTTTCGTTTGTTTTCGGTAGTTCCGTTTGATTCATCTTTTTTCCTTTTTACTTGTCCAAGTCCGAGGACTTTGGAGAGTGCAAGCAAATAGACCTCACAATCAAAAAAGTGATCTTGTCCATGTGCCTTTGTTCTCCATTCTTGTTTGAGTTCACCCGTCCGAGAGACGGATTCGATTATGAATTTTCCGTTGAGTTGCTTCACATAATCCCGATCGGGGTTCTCATAAAGATAAAATCCGTCAATGACTTTGCCCCTCCTTTTCAGAATTTCACCTCCAAAGACTCCGACATCAACATGAAGTAATCTAAGCTTTTTCGATCCGCTTTTATTCGTCCCAGAGAAAGGGTCGATCGCTTTTATTCCGACGGGTTGAGTCAATGATTTCCATCCCTTGCAAGCCCACCATTTCGATCGTCTTGCCCATATTTGTTCATAACATTCCTGCGTCC